ATAAGCTGCCAGCAACAGTATATCCCACTTTTACGACTGGTGAAAAAATTTATCTGAATGCACCTACGGCAGAAGCAACGGCAAAGTATACAAGAGTTCCAATCCTACTTATCAACGGATCGGCTGACCATCACGGAGGACACGATAGAGTAGACGATACTTTCGATAAGATACCCGCTGGAGTTCCTTGGGATTTCTCGCATGACGCAAACAAAGGACACAATGTATCTATCAATGTAGGCAACGAACTTCTGTGGCTTAACAAGCACGTTCTTGGAACAGCTATTACTTGGCCGAAACGACCCGCATCATGGTTGTCCAAAGTTTCTGGAACCTGCCAATTTAATGTCCAGCCAGACACATCGCTGACAATTTCTTCTGTGGAATTCTGGAAAGCTGAAGTGGAGCCATTCAATGTTAGCCGTGTTTGGTCAAGCATAACAACGACGAATGATGGACGCACTTGGATTGGCTCAATGCCAGTTGCGGATAATAGCAAATATCTATTTGCATACGCCAATATTATCTATACAAATGGAGTTGTTACCTCAACAAGATTCAATGCTGTAATACCAAATACTCTAAACTAATTATGAACTCTGACAGCGGATTATCAACTGGAACAGGATATGTTGGCACGATATACAGCGTGTTTGCAGTAATGATTTCTATGTTACCTGAGTTAGATATATGGTTCAGAATGCTTGCTTCAATAAGCGCAATTATTGCTGCTTGGGTAAGTATTTACGTAATGATTGCAAAACTTAAAAAAGATAAATGAATGCAAAAAAAATAGCACTTGGAATGATTCTTATATCATTTATATTTCTCGCAATGGCATTCTTGACGGGGTGCGAGACACTTGGAGTTTCCCTACAGACAGACTATGGAATGTTTACTTATGAACTTCCAATACCGAAAGGAACAAAAAAATGAAAATTGTAAACGCACTACTTGATAAACTAAGTGAAAACTCCACATGGCGAGGATTGATTTTGATTGCTACAGCAGTTGGAGTTAAACTTGAGCCAGAACTGCAAGAAGCAATTCTTGTCGCGGGCCTTGGCCTTGTTGGACTTATTAACGTAATCCGTAAAAGCTAATGGTTCCAAACTCCAGACCACAGCAAGCGAAAGAAAAAACACTCGCAATGGTTATCAGGGCGGGTATAGAAGATCGTGTCGCTTTGGTTGGAATTAGAGGGTATTATTCTGAAACATTTGCTCCATCGGGAAATAATCGCGGCATCTATGACGATGCGATTATATTACTATCACCAAGTGTCCATGCTACATTTAATGCTAATACTGATCCGTCGGTTTTTAAAAAAGGCATCGCGGTGCTTAAAACGGGTGTTCATAGGTTTCGTAAAGGGAATCATGGCATTAGTAAGCCCGGAGGCGGCTACCCAGCGTTACGACCTGCTAACGCAAAAGAAGAGCTACCGGTTACGCGAGACATTACTGGAGACGATATGGGCATCGCTATCAACATCCATAAGGGCAGTTACAAATCAACTTCGAGCGAAGGATGCCAAACGATCTATCCCGCGCAATGGGATGGATTCATCAACCTGGTCTATTCAGAAATGAGTCGATACAACCAAAAGACAATTCCCTATCTTTTAGTGGAACAAACATCTTGACATAAACCTAAACTATCGTTAACGATAAAACTATGAGTTGCGGAAATTCCAGAAGTTCTAAATGCAATCCGTGCGGCCCAAGTGAGGCGGCAATGAATGAGATTGTAAATCGTGCAGCTTACTATGCTCGTATTGCGGTAGAAGCCGCAGGAGGAACAACTGGCGGCAAAGCACCAACTGGTGGAAATACCTTTGGAGTATTCTACGAGAATGACCAAGTAATGGTAACTGACTACACCATCACAACTGACCGCAACGCAATGTCAGCAGGGCCAATTACAGTAAATCCTGGGGTCACACTAACAGTGCCAGCAGGTAGCACATATACAATCGTATGAGTCTCATTAAAGCAAACGCAGTCCAGATCGGACAATCTAACACAGCAACGCAGAACTTCACGCTGGCAGTTCCATCGTCACCAGACGGCACGATTAAACTGGCACGGGGCAATTCTGGAGCAACTACGCAGGATGTATTGACTGTGAGTAACGCTGGCGTTGTATCGTTTCCGCAGGGTTTTTCTGGTAACGCATCAAGTGCTACTGCGATTGCAACTGGCAGCACAACTGCTCGTTCGTTAGCAAATAGGTTTGCTGATATTGTAAATCCAATTGATTTTGGAGCTATTGGAGATGGTGTTTCTCGTCCACTTTCTACTATTTATGCAACTCTTGCTGCCGCTCAAAGTGTTTATCCATTTGTAACATCATTGAGCCAAGAGCTTGATTGGGCTGCAATTCAAGCGGCTGTAAACGAATCAATGAAAACCGGAAAAATGGTTTACATTGTCGGCCCCGGCCCATACATGATTTCTGATACTATTGTTGTTAAAATCACAAGAAATGCAGCCCCGACACCTCCTTCTCCCGGATCAGATGTTCATTTTTTGGATTTAACTAATGCCACAATTATTGGATATGGAATGCCAACATTGAAAGCAACAAATGCAATTGCATCAATGATGGAATTAATTTATGATACAACTGATAGTGATATTGGGCCATTCTATTCAAAAATAGAAGGATTGGGATTTGATGGAAACAACATTGCAATTGCAGCCATTAAATCAGATTATACAATGCACTGTTCAATTGTTAGAAATAGAATTTGGAATATTGAAAGAGGAATTGAATACAATGGATATGCAGTTTCTCTTATTATGCACAATACTATTAGGGCAAAATATGCGTTATATTTCCCCGGCCCCGGCGGTGGAGATAGCATGATTTTTGCAAATGATTTTTATTCACCACAAGGAATGGATTCATCATGTTGTTATTTTGGGTATTATTCTGGAAATACAAAAATAAGCGGAAATACATTTACAAATGAATATGGTTCTACATATTTAACAATTGGAATTCAAGTTGCTGGTGGCCCAACGTCTGGACAAGAATCACGCGATCTTATAATAGAAAATAATGAGTTTTCTGGATTTAAGAATGCTATTAGAATGGATGGACAAGCATCTGGAAACAAAAATATTTACAGAATAATTATCACTGGAAATAGAACATTGCCGTATAGTTCACAAAATGATGGCTTGCTTGTATCGGCGGTAGATTGCCGTGGATTGCATATTGTTGATAATTTATTTAATTCAGACGCTTTAAGTGTTGCTACTGGTATTGGAGTTGATCTTACAAGATGTCAACAAACTAAAATAGCTGACAATAAATTTATAAATTACAATACTAATGTTTTGGTATTAACTAATTGTGAAGACACTGAAGTTGTAAATAATACATTTATTGATTGTGCAAAAAGTGGAATATCATTTGTTGTTGTAAATTTATATGGTTCATCTTCAGCAAGAAATTATTTTAAAAATAATTATTTTAAACAATCAAATAGCACAAGTTTTGGAGAATATGCTATTCTTGAAAATACTGGAGTAAACTATACATTTAGTTTTGATAATATATTTGATGGATTTGAACGACCGCACACGAAAGTTGGAGCAAATTCAATCATGCAAAGAAAAGAATATTCATCCACAATTCCAGCAACTGGTAGTTTTTACCAAGGAGATATAGTTTGGAATACAACCCCATCTGCTGGAGGAACACCCGGATGGGTATGCACTACAAGCGGAGTAAATACATTTGTATTTAAAGCAATGGCTAACCTTGCACCATAATATGGAAAACAAATCAGACAGATACGAGGATAGAGGGAACTTTTTTCCAGACATTAATGCAATAAACAAAATAAGTGAAAAAATAACAAAATCTTCTTACTCTAATAAAAATATTAAAGAAGAACAAAAAATAAAACATGAGCGCAAACATTAAAGCATCCACAGACGGAACGCAGGCAATCATCGGGGTAGGTGGCGTTGACCAAATGACTGTGAGCAACGCTGGCGTAGTCACGGCAAATAGCTTTGTAGGGAATGTGACTGGAGGAGGAACATTTTCTGGTAACGCATCAAGTGCTACGGCTCTTGCAACCGGATCGACTACGGCAAGGACATTGGCAACCAGATTTGCTGATGTGGTGAATGTATTGGATTTTGGTGCTGATCCTACCGGAGCAACAGATTCAACTACGGCGTTTAATGCTTGTCCAAATGGAATGGTATTTATTCCAGAAGGCAACTACAAAGTAAAAGGGTGGATTCCAAAAAACGATACGACTTATTTTGGAACAAATAATACAATTCTTACTCTTACATCTCATGGGCTACCAATTTGCGACATCCCAGACGGAGCGCAAAATATAAATTTTAGTAATATAAAATTTGTCGGTATTGCAAGTTCAACTAATGTAGCAATTCAAATTTTTGATACTAATCTTTATCCATTTGAAAATAATATAAATATTGATTTTTGTTCTTTTTCTACTTTTGGAGGTCATGCAATTATTGCTGGAGGTCTTAAAAAAGCAAGAATTACAAATTGCTCATTCACGAAAACGGCACAAGTTAACATACCAAGCGGAACTGCAAGTTGGCCTGCTATATGGATGAGCGGGCCTACTGCATATGCTTCTCAAGCAAGGGATATTATTATAGATAATTGCAATTTTCATGATACATATTGGTCTGCTATGTATGTTCCGGGTCATTCAATAACAGTTAGCAACAACCATTTCTACAAAATAAGAGAATCTGCACTTTTTATAAATCAAGATGCTCGATATGTATCTATTATAGGAAATACTATTGACACAGTTAATGTGCAAAATATTTCAGCGTCAGGTGTTGAGCTTGGCGGGCAATATAATAGCGTGATTGGTAATATAATAAGAAACACAGAGCTTTATGGTATTTCAGTCCAAGATTGCTTCAACTTTACAGTTGTTGGAAATAGTATTGATACAACATCAACTGGTATCGGAATAATATCATCACTTTCCAGTAATCCCCTTGGTTTCCAAACAAAAGATGGTGTAGTTACAGGAAACAGTATTGAAAATGCAGAATACGGAATTTTTGGGTTTAGAATGATGGCATCAGACCCGCCCATTAGACTATGCAATATTTCTGGAAATAATATTACTTCAAGTGTAACTAAAGATTATTCACAATTAAATACTCTTACTACTTTTGCATTCAGCACAAGATTAAAAGATAATAAATTTGATGATAATTTAGCAACAGACACTATTGATTTTTCTTCAAAAGGAACTGGAAATATGGTTTTATTTAGTCTTCCATTCCGACCCAAATCCCTTCGCTTTGATTCTGTATTAAATAACACTACAGCAGGATTTAGTAATTCAATATCAATTGCAAAATTTGGAGACGATGATAACGGAACACCATACCCAAGATGTATATCATCAACGCCAAATGGATCGGCAGTTGCTGGAGGTAACGCTATTAATATTTACAATGCTACATTTACTACAGTTAAACTACAAATGAATCTTGTTAGCGTCACTTTTAATACATCTACTGATTTGTGGGATGTAAATGTCAACATTGTTACAAATACAGGTGAAGCAGTTTGGGCTATTTATACAGCAACAGAATAAAATCATATGAACGAACATACTTCAGATTGTAAAATTCACGATGACGGATCATGCTGCGATTGCGGAGTGATTGAATCAAAAGAAAAACAACAATACTCAAAGGAAGAAACAAATAAAACAGTATAATATTATGGCACTTACAAAAACAATTAAAAAAGAAAACAACTTCGGACAACAATCAACGCTTAATGATGTTTATATTAAGGTCGTTTCTACTTCTTCCACTAAAAAAGAAGTTCAAGCTGTTGTTAATTTCTTGGAATCAAAAGATGGGAAATCTTTGTTTGGTGAAGTATATTCGTTCCCATTGAACTTGAACGGAGAAAACCCAATCAAGCAAGCCTACCTCCATCTTAAAACTCTGTCTGAGTTTTCTGACGCAGTAGACTGCTAATACACTATGAGTTACTGCACACCTTGCCCACCATGCGACACGAACTTTCCGTTGTTGTGTGAACCACTTGAAACAACTGCCAATGGCAAACGATTGGTAGTAGAAGACTCTGCTGCTTGTCAGAAAACGATTCAGACTCCAGTTGCCCAACAGGTCTTAAAGACTGATGGTGCTGGCAATCTAACTTGGACTAACGGAGCAAGCGGAACTGTATTGAGGAAAGATTCAACCGGATTGCTTGAGTTTGCTACGCTTAATAGCGTCCTTCAATCTGGCCCAGTTGATCTTGGTAGCCAACCATTGACTACTACTGGAGCATTGACTGTAGGTTCACTTTCTCCAACTCTTGCTATTACGGCATCGTCGCTGACTGTTTCTGGTGTAGTTACCGCAGCAAGCGTAACTCTTGCCGCTGACCCAACTATTGCTCTTGGAGCAGCTACAAAGCAATACGCTGATTTAAAAGTAGCAAAAGCTGGAGACACAATGACTGGTGCGCTGATTGTGAATAGCACAATTGCATCAAACAGCACAATCCTTGCAAATGGTAACTCATCAAAGATTGGATACAATACTGGTGCAGGTGGAACGATTACCCAAGGTGCAGGCGCAAAGACGAACTCTGTTACGCTGAATCGCCCTACTGGAATTATCGTTACCGATAATGCGGCCCTTGCAGCCAATACTGCTGTTACCTTTAACTTGAGCAATTCAGTTATCGAGGCTACTGACATTGTAGTTGTGAGTCACATATCTGGAGGAACGCTTGGTTCATACAATTTCGCGGTGGCTCCAGCGGCAGGCAATGCTAATATCGTAATCCGCAATATCACAGCAGGAAGTTTGTCTGAAGCATTGACATTGCGTTTTATCGTAATCAAGAGTGTCAACGCATAATGCCAGCAGAAGGATCAGTATTCGATGGATTTACAAGTATCGTAGCGCAGGACGCAGATACTCATCCATCGTATTTGCCAGAGTCTGTAGTATCAGAGTCGGTAAATAGGACATTCCGAGGCGGCATCAACCGAACCAGGCCAAGCATTCGGAACATCCCAATTGTTGCAGGAGCAAACCAACCAGAGACTATCGTTAACGATATTCTTGGTGGTAGCTTCCAAGGTGCGTATCCATATCGGGCGACTAACTACAGAACAAGCGATGGACTACTGCTATCTGTATCAGGAATTATCTACTTCCTAAAGATCGTAAACAACCAAGCATACGCATACAAGGTCATCGAAGGTAACGATCCGGGCATGATGCACACATTCTTCGTGCAAGCTGAAGATCGGGCCTACATCCAAAACGGCTACCAGAATGCGATAGCATGGGATGGAGTATTAGGAACTCTGACAGCAAGCGAAATCCAGAACGGAGACTACTGCGAGATTGTTTCAGTTGGCACTACAAACTTCACTCTAATCGGTGCGCCATCCAATACAGTCGGAGTAAAATTCACGGCAGTTATTACAGATACTCAAAGGGGAACAGGGACAGGAACAGTAAAACTTCCTGCTTATCGTTTGAACCCATACCTCGCCAAGATGCCAATTGGGACTGTGATGGAATACGCCTTTGGCCGAGTCTTTGTTTCTGACAGGTTCAATCAAATCTACGCTTCAGATATTATCTATGGTGGTGGGTTTACTGACACCAAAAATACCGAGAACTTCACAGAGATAGGATACTGGGCAGAAGGTGGCGCGTTCTCTACTCCAGCGATGATGGGGAATATTACTGGCATGAGAGTAATGCCACAGATTGGAACCAACCTTCGCGGCCAAGGTGAGCTTGTAGTCCTTACTGGTAACGGGGCATTCTCAATGGATGTATCTATACCAAGAAGCCAATGGAACACATCGAACATCCAACGCATCTCATTACTTGGGCGGGGATGCACAAGTCCGTATGTCGGCCTGGCAAACTCTGAACTTTGGTTTAGGTCACACGATGGTTGGGCATTCTACTCCAATAGCCAATCTGAATTTGCGCGATACTTCTCACTGCGTAAACTATCAAGGGAAGTAAACAAATGGGTTACGAACGATACACCTTGGCTGAAGCAATTCGCTTCTACGATGTTCTTTGATAACTATCTTATCAGCACAGTAGCTCCACAGACCTATCGTGCGGCAGAAGTAGAAGGATTGAACAGGTATCACAGGGGAATGGTAGTTCTTGACCTTGACCAATCATCTTCACCCGCGCCGGACGCACAGCTTTCCTTTCGCTGGAATGGCATCTGGACAGGCTTTAGACCTACTCAACTACTCACAGCACTAATCCAAGGTGAGAAGCGCGGATTCGGATTCTCGTTTGATAAAGACAACAAGAACCGACTCTACGAATTTACAACGAGCCAAGGCGACGATTACGGCCCGAATGGAACAAGGCAGATTGAATCCTTCTTCACCACTGGTAGGTATGACTTCAACCGAAGCGGGGCGACAAACAAGTTCCTCCGCAAAAAGATTACTGGTGGAGAAATGTGGATGAGTGAGATTAAAGGAACAGTAGATAGTGCTGTTGAATTTCGTGCTGATTCTAATCCATGCTGGTCAGAACTTAAAGTTCCAACAACATTCGGGTGTGATCCATGCTCGCCGAAAGTAACAGAATGTGTCCCACAGAAGGGTGGCAATCGCTATAAACGCTACAAGTTTAACACGCCGGACCCAAGTGAGTGCAATGACTTGGCAGGCATCCCGTCGGTAGAGGGAAGCGAGTTTCAGATCAAAGTCAACCTAACTGGCGCAGCTACTGTTGACCGAGTTCGACTGATGGCAAACATCAAGAACAACGACGATTCCCCAATTGGCGACTGCCCAGAAGAAAATGAGGAATGTGAACCATTTTTGTGTTGCCAAGAAAAATATTGGGAATACAATATCGTAAATTAATTTATGGACAATCAGGATTCAAGCCCAGCACTTACATTCCCAAATGTTCCAGATGACTTCTGTCCAGTTGGTAACTGGCAGAATGTGTTCCAGATATTCATTGATGAGGTTCTGGCTAACGGAACGATCAATGTTCCCGGCCTTGGAGATGTAACTCCATCGCAGATTGCTCAAATCAACGAAGACCTTGCTGACCAACAGACTCAGATTTCTGCTAACACGACAAACATCACCAATCTTACTACGCAGGTAAATGCAATTCCTGTTGTTAATGTAAGAAGGGGTGTGGTAACAGGAGTTCCTACTCTTGACTCTATTCAAACTGTTTCTTTTGCTGCGCTTCCAAATGTGAATTATGCAGTATCAGTTACTCCAGTTTGCGCTGGCACAATTGGTGCTTCTGCAACTCCGTTATTTGCATTAAATGACGCAAGCAAAACAACTACAGGATTTTCAATTCGCGTCGAAAATAACATTTCTAATATCACAAGTATTGAATGGATGGCAGTTCATACTTCGTAACAACATAGCCATAAAGAAAACCAAACATATGACACCACTAAAAGGAACCGATCCTAAACTCGTCTCTGGCGGCTCACCAACTCGCGGCATGATCCGTGAAGGTATGGGCAATATGAACCCGCCTAACACTGGCAAGAATCCATACTCCAGCGCACCGCTTCCCAAATCTGGAAAGCCCGTTGGCGGAAAATAATTATCGGTAACGATAACCTATGGCTGATACCCTCGAAGAGATGGTTGAAGTCGTCAAAGGGTTCGTCGGCGATTCAGGCGTTTGTTCTTATGACAGAGCCGTTAAAGCCGTAAACCAAGCAAGACGACTGCTCTGGAATAAGAGAGCTTGGACAAGCCAAGAAGAGTATGTCCAGATTTGTTGCGTGAACGATTGCTTCACGCTGCCGTCTCGCTATGAGCAAATCAAACTTGCATGGATTGGCAATGAATCCGCATCTCTCGCAGATGAATGGTTCAATGCGACCAATGCGTTTGCTCTCCATGCCGACCACTCATGCCATAGAGGAATTGTAGAAGTAGGAGGACTCCATGTTCTCTTCCGAGATTATACTACCCATCCATACCAAATTGGCGTGATGGCAGAGGAAGTTGAAGACATCGGCGTTGAGTTGATGTTTGAAGCACAAGACCAGTATGACACCTATCATAAGGTCAAAGTCACTACTGCCAATCCTCCAACGCTGGCTAAATCCGATCTCCTTGTTAAAGGAATTCGCGGAGTAACCAAGCCAATTACTAAAGGCAGGATTCGGGTATACGCCTACGACACGGCATTGGAAGCAAAGACTCTCATTGCCATCTATCAACCTAACGATGCCAACCCTACATTCCGTAGGTTTAAAGCACCGAGGACTTGCGAGTGCATTACACTCTACGCATCTAAAAAATACTTTGACCTAACCGATCCAAAGGAACTGGTAGAGTTCATCCCAGATGCAATGATCTATGCGGTTCTTGCATTGAACTCGCGTGAGAATCGTAAGGCTCAAGAGTTCATGAGCAATCTGGCATTGGCCGTGCAGGAGCAAGAGAAAGAAATGGAAAACACAGAAATCCCAACTGCCGCTCCAATCCGTTTCGCAAACTATAGTCGAGCAGAAAACCTAATCGGGTCTGACCTATTGTCACCATCACCGAACGATTACTTTCTATACAGATGACACTGACAATTCCAGACAAGATTGATGCGAGAAATGTAGTTGGATATGGTGATCCAGACTACGAACTCAACTTAATGGATTTGGAGATTCTGAAGTTACCTCCACGGGAATGTCCGCTGGTGCATAGGTTCACGCCGGGTATGTATATTCGGGAAATCTATATGCCGAAGGATACGATTCTCACAACTTTACTCCATCTTACCACGCATCCGTTCTTCGTAATGAAAGGCGATGTGACTGTCTGGTATCATGGCATCCCCGCCCATCGCTACAAAACAGGCTACAGCGGCATCACAGAAGCAGGAACAAGGCGTATGCTCTACACTCATAGAGACACAATCTGGACAACCTGCCATGTTACAGATTTAACTGATCCAGACGAAATTATTGACACGATCACTTCAAGAGACTTTAATCCTCACATCGCCAAGGAAGACCCAAGGGTACAAAAGTGGCGGCACAACCGAACCGACTTAATCAAATGAGATTCCTTTTACCAGACCCATTAGGCAACGATAAGCATTCACAAATGTTTCACTCCAGTGCATTTGCTATTGCTGCTGGTGTGGTTGCTGTAGGTGCTGCGGCAGGATCAGCAGCTATTTCCATGTCGGCAGCAGATCGCGCAAAGAAAGCTCAAGGCGCAGCAGCAGGAGCATTTAAGAAACAACAAAGAGAAGCGGTTTCCGAATATGAATCGGGCCAGAAAAAAGTTGGTAAGATGATTAAGGGTGTTAAAGCACCTCAGTATAATCTTGGATCAATGATCGGTGATGCAAGGCAGATTACCCAATACAACATTGAGCAAGGAAAAAACATTTCAGATTACTACCGCCAGCAACTTGAGCAATTTCAACCTGGAGCGGCACAGCAACGCCAGCAAGCCCAAGCTCAAATTGGACAAGCGATGGATGTTATTTCTCAATATCTTAAAGGGGAAGTGCCACAGGATGTTAAAGAACAAATAATGCGTAATGTGGCTGAAAGTGCTGGCGCGGGATTTAACCCGGCAACAGCAGGTCAAGTTGGTGGATTTCAAGCGGCACAAGGGCAATTCGCCCGTAACCTTGGACTAACCTCTCTTGATATTCAAAGACAAGGACTCGCTGCAATCCCAAGTATCCAGGGTACAGCGCAAAACTGGCAGCAATTGGCAAGGGCATTTACAGCTGATGTGAGGGCATCGGAACCACTTGATGTTGGTAGACTGCAACTTGGCTATCAAACAGCAGGAGCAGAAGTCGGATTGCAAAAAGCCAGAATGACATCTGATATGTATAATAACATCTTCAATGCTCAATCTGGATTGGCTACGCAAATCTACGGAGCAAACAAAGAGAATGCCGCCGCAAGCTATGCCGCACAGCAAGCAGTCGGCCAAGGTGTCTCTGATATTGGTAAAGCTACCTCTGGCGCGTTGATGGGGATGGGTGGTGGTTATGGTCAATTAGCTCAATCCGCTATGTCTGGCGGCGGCGGATATGCTTCAATGGGACAAGCACAACAAGCCGCACCATACGCGGGAAGCATCAGTCAAGTTTATGGATCGGGATATGTTCCAAGAGCAACAGCCGTGTAAAATATTATGTCTATCGCAGAACTCATAATGCAGGGAACCAATCGCGCATCGGAATCTACCTCATGGGTTGGAGATTCTTTGGCTAAACTTGGTCAGAATGTAGGTGCAGCGTTGGCACAGAGAGAGCAGCAGAAGCAAGCTCAAGAGATGCTACCATTCTTGCAACAGAGTATGCAGGAGTCGATGAGTCTTGCTGGAGAAGGAAAATCTGGTGAGGCGTACAGTAAAATGCTTGGCACATTGAATCCACAGATAATAAACAATCCACAATTGTTGCCATTTATTAAACTTGGATTTGATGCAATTGGTAAATCAACTGATGACTTCCAAAGGCAAAGTCAGATTAATGCCTACAACGCTCGTTACAATACAAGTAATGTTGGAAACATAATTCCCGGTTCAGAAGCAGCAGAACAAGCTGTAATGGGAACGGAAGCGCAACCTGATATAAATCTTCCCGTAGATGAAATGTCTGGATTGCCAGCAACGCAACCTCAATTAACTCCAGAAGAACGAGCAGCACAACTTGGAGCAGAAGGCAAACCATTTAAAATGCAACAACCAGAAATGGCTGGCCCAACTAAAGAAGCCGCACAAGCTCAAAGAGATTTTGAAAAATTACCGACATACAAACAAGCGTCAGTTGCAAATGTTGCTGGCTATAATGCGTTGCCTGCACAACAAAAAGTTCAAGCTGCAAATCAAGCTATAGCATTTGACCCCGGTGCTTCCAAATATGAAGAAGCTAAAATTGATCTTGGTGAATATGGAATTGATATTGGAAGTATTGGTATTCCAAAAGTAAATGAACAAGTTAGGATTAAAATGACAGCAAGTGGAACTAATGATGATCCAACTGTTCGTAAAACATTTTCGCAAGACTTTGTAAAAGTCGGAGAACAACAATACAAAGACAACCAAGAATTTGTTTCTAAGATTAGGGATTCATCTGCGAAGCTATCTAAAGAAAGACCCGCTGCCGACCAACCAACATTTAAAGAAATCTTTCAACAAAATGGTGGCATTCTAAATGCAACGCTTGCTCCTGCTCCAGAAGATGAACTTGCAACTGGCAAATCTAAATTCCCATTTGTTGTTATTCCAAGACAAGGCGCAAATCCAATTCCAATTACTGAAAAACAATATGAAATGATTCAAACAATTCAAACTGTTCCAGCAATTGCTGATTCTACAGGATTGAATTTGTCTGCATCTAAAAATATTCAAAAACCATCTTCTCAAAATCAATATGCAGAAGGAACCGTTGCAGAACAAGGTGGCAAAAGATATAAGTTTACAAACGGAAAATGGGTAGCTATACAATAATGTCATGGCATTCGATCCATCTCAACCATTCAGCATTATTCCTGAATCGGAACTAACTGGTTTTGATCCAAATAAACCATTTAAAGTTTTATCAGAAAAAGATTTAGAACCAGTAGGCACTTCTATTGGTCAAGAAATCTCTCAGCTTCCAGCAGCACTCAAGCAATCGTTTGGTCAACCGCTTGAAGCTATGGGTGAGACGGCACAAGTTGCTGGATTCCCCGCAGTAGCCACAGCATTGAAGGGCGCAATTCAAGAGCCAGAAGGTTATGTTTCCGCTGGTGAACGCTTCATGGCTCCACAAGAGGGTGAGTTTCAAGTTGCTGGCTTTGCTCCTCAGTATGCTCCAAGGGCTATTGCAGAACAGACTGGTCAGATTCTTGGAAGCATTGGAACTCGTATTGCTGGTGCAGTTGCTGGTGGTGGACTTGGTGCATTGATAAGTCCCGGCGCAGGCGTTGCTGGTGCGGCGGCTGGTTCATTTGCAGGGCCAGCATTGTTTGAAGCAGCGCAAATCGTTGGGCCAGTTGCATTGGAACGAGCCAAGAACAATGGTTACACAGAACCTACCGATAAGGATATGGCTTATGCTGTAGCAACTGCCGCTGGTTCTGGTTTGCTAAATGCTTTTGGAGCCAAGTATCTTCCGGGTGGAGAGAAGGCAGTTGGTTCATTTTCTAAACGCCTTGCCGCTTCGTTTATCGGAGAAGGAATTCCAGAAGGTTTGCAGTCTTTGACTCAACAAGTTGGTGAGACTATAGAAACCCAAAAGGGAATACAGGTTAATCCTAAACAAGCAGTCGGTGAAGCATTGATTGGTGGCGGTGCAGGCGCGGCAGCTACTATTGTTTCCGCACCATTCACGCCAGAACAAATCGAGGAACAGAAGATTACTGAACGCGCAAACAAAGAAGCTGAGAACCTTGTTATCGGTAACGATAATCCTCAAGGCAAAGCGGTGCTGGCAAACAAACAGAAACTTGAGCAAGAAATTGCTGATGCAAAGCAAGTGCTGTCAGCCATCGAATCAACTGATCCTGTTGCACAGAAGCTCAAGTTAGAACTTAAAGAGAAAGAAGCTATCCTTGCCGCCGCACAAGGACAAGTTGATAGCATTGTAGATTCTAATGAGCCAGTAGTAGAAGCAGAGAGACAACAGATTGAATTGGCAAAAGCGATTACTGCACCCGAAGTTGCCGCGCCAGTCACAGAAGCCATTACTCCTCCCGTTGCCGAGGTTATTCCAGAAGCTCCCGCTCCACAAATAGTAGAAGGATTGCAAGCGGTATCAGAAAACACCGCAACACCAACGCAACTTACTGAGCTATCTCAATCTGGTCTTGTAGATATAGTCAAAGGTGAACCAGTCATTAATGAAGAGGGGCAAGCGGTATTAACGCAAGCTGAAGCACCTTTACCTAAACTAACACCAGAAGAAAGACGAGCAGAGATTGAAACTGCACCCGTAGCCGAGACTCCTGCTGTAGCACCCGCGCCAGAGATTGTTTCCCCATTAGATGTAACCGTCGTTCCTGCATCTGAAGCTGGTTACAAGGGGCCGATGGCAAGGGGTAAATGGGCTGTTATTGGAGGCCCGATGGCAGACACTCCAGAGGCTGCTGTTGAAGAGTTCAATAAACTTGAGGCACGCAATCTTGAAGTCGCGCAACAAAAATCAGATTTTGAATCGGTCAAAGAGAAACTTCGTTTAGGAACATGGCAAGAAGTTGACATTAAGAAAGCTACAAGATATGGTAAAACTTCCGCGCCAAGGGGCGAGGTTGAGGGAATCTTGAACCAACTTGGACTCAAAAAGTCTGAAGCAAAACAAGTTGTTGATTCTGTTCCTCAAATATATGAAAGCGCAAAGGGAACAACATATTACGAAGTTGGAAATGTAATTGAACGCGCTCGTTTCCGTGGGCTTTTGCCAGCAAAGGTAGCTCCAGAACAAAGACCCAGTGCAAAAACTGAAGCGGGAATTCGTGATTTAGAAGCAATTAGAACCACAACCCCCGCTATCACGCCTGCCCCCGTAGCCGAGACTCCTGCTGTAACAGAAGCACCCGCCGCAGAGGTTGCGAAACCAACTGGAGGAATTGATTACTACAAACAACTTGGCGAGCAAGATGCGCTGGATTCTAATCGCAAAAAAAAGCGAGCAGTTCCACAGAACTTTAAG